CTGATCAATACTCAATCAATACCCTTTACTCTTTATAATAAAACTAAATTCCAAAATAGTTTTATACGTGTGTTACATATAGACCGAATAATCCACGTAAATTATTCCATCTTTAATACGGTTACTTAGCATACTAGCATCCGAATAACTCATTGAGCCTACTATAATTTTTCCTTGTCTACTATTACCCCAAGCTAGCTCTTCTACTGGTTTGCTAGGTTTATACTTACCTATCATACGCAATAAATATTCCAGTTGTGGTTTATTTAGTTTTGACTTTATTAAATTAATAGCTGGGTACCGAGTTAAATACCCATCAAACGGTCGGCGATGTATTAGCTTGCTTGCGAGCTCTGACCCCTTAACTTTTCTTTCACCTGTCGTCCGGAACCTAACATTTCTATGCTTAATGTCTTCTAATCTACTATTTAGCGTTTTGGCATATGATGCTGCTAACATAGTGTTTTTGATAGAAGATCCAGTCATAATTAATGCGGTCCGTTCTAATGGCGAAATTTTATTAATAAGGTAAGCCTGCGTGGCAAAGCTATCAACATCAGATAGTTCATTAAAAAACTTCCCTTCGCTTTCCTCTGATAACGCTGAATACATATTTATGCTGTTATACAAATATGTATATCCATATACCGGTCCGTTACCTAACCCTTTTGATCCAATTAATAGGTCGAATAGGCGTTTAGTACCTATACCCACTCGCTTTCTCAAACCTAGCGCTAGTAGGTGTGCGAGTTCCTCGGGCGCTCCTCTATTAAGCATAGATCTCGTGCTTCCCACTATACTGTTAAGATACTCCTCAGTACCCAATTCGTGGTCCGCCGCCCAGTTACCTGAAACAAAAGAAGCGATACTACGCGGAAGATAGCCCCTTGCACAATGTTCACTAATACTTAATCTCAGGAACTCAGCACAATAACGGCCCACGCTCTGTTTCAGTGGGTTCAGTCGCAATCCACGGCTAGTCAGATTTTTCAGTAATAATTCGATAGTAGCATAACTGTTGAATCTTGAAACTACATCATCTCCAGTATGCAGCGACGCGAATTCATGCCACAACTGCGGGTTGCTTGCTCTGATATACGCCGCATTGAGTATACTATTGAATATAGTAGTACCTCTGTGGCCGGACATTAATGTGCTGGTTATATAACCGCAATCTACTCCGTCCGCACGAGCACGCATCATGTAAAGACTCTCCCGTAGTTTATGAACTATTGGGTCAGTGAACGAGACCGACTCAGCTAAACATTCAATAACTAATTCTTGAGCTCGTAGTGTATGCTGCGAATTAAAGTCATCGTAGTCCAACATTACCCATACATTACCACTTAATTTCAATACTCGTAAAGCTGTTCCGATATGACCGCCACTGTCAGGATTTAATAATACACGCGTGTTCCTCCAAGCCGATTCAATTGGACTAAAGAAATACTCAAAACATATATATGAGACCGTATCACTAGCCAAGACTAACCTTGTCTTACCCTGCTCTAGTTTAGCACTTGCGGATATATAAGCCTTACCATCCCATGTATCTAGTGGATTATCATGCCATGATTCAACCGCTACCCTTCGATGTATCCGACCTCGCATTTTAGTATGATACTCTGGATGTTCTTTTTCTAAAGCACGTGCATGGCCGCCATTCTTACACCACAGCCATCTTGCATCCCAAAATTCCTCCCTGCTCTTGAACTTGACCGCATCAACGTCCAATTCTTCGCTAATGATGGCTCTAATATTTTTTCTTAACTCATCATCTGTAAATTTAGGCATAGTTAAATTCTTCCCAGCAGTCCCACATCTTTCTTTAGTCTTTTCGACTAGGTCAATCGGTGATACAGCTCGTCCCGTAAGACATTGGCACTCACATAACATACTTCCAAGTCTGCTATTGTTTAAACCTGACGACTTAATAACTATAGATAGTCCCTTACATGTAGCATTATCCCGGAACATCCCTAACGCATATCTAACTCCATCAAGTCCCAACTTATCTAAGCATAGAGCCATTAAACTGTAATTACACGCCTGATCGTTTGTCATACCGATCATATATGGCAGGTGCTTATTCAAGTTGCTATATGTATGGGGGGCGTACTTCTTCATCCCTTCAATAACATCACTAAATTTAATGTTGACTTTACTGGTCGACGCAGGATTATTTTTTAACGGAAAAAAACGAAGCTTACGTTCGTTACACAAATCATATCTCTTATAGTCACGTCGATAGCTATTCCCATACTTCTTGAAACCTGGTAAATTACCAACCTCTAATCGAGGAAATATTGAATCGAGCATCGGAATCAGATCTGTATCTTTGTTTCTTGTCTGAAAACTTACATCTGCCAATAACACACTAGTGGCTAATGCTGATATTCTGTTATCCACTGTATCGTTACTGACTAGTGACTCGATGTAAACAATCTGGCCCGTTAATCCTCTATCCAAAAGGTCATCTGGAATATCCTTTGGCAACATTGATTGCAAATAAATGCCTGCTGCGCCCAACTCTGCAATTCTTGAGTTGAGTCGCACGGCATATGCTGTTATTGCGCCGCTGGAGGATTAGCTGTAGCATCATCCTCCGGCGTCAGGCTGTTATTTTCCTCGTCGGCCATATCTAACGGTGTCTCATTCCCTTCATCTTTATCATCCCTCTCACCAACTTCGCTTTGTCTAGCGGCTTTCTGCTTAGCTGGTAGACCCGAATTCTGCTTTGTAAGCTTAGCAGCATGCGGCTTATCAGTGTGCTCAAGTATCTTGACTGACCGCGATTGGCCACTTAGTTTACTCGGTGTCAACTTTGAATTGTCACCGTCTTCCAATGGTCCTCCGTAGTCCCTATCTTTCTCATCACCTTGATCCGGCAACCCAGTCTTGACTTTGCTACTTATTGATACATCGTTTTCACCAATGTATAGTAATTCACCTCCCGTAGGCATTGACGACCCAACAAATTCACGGGCACTATCCAGTGCTCTAGTGCAAACGTTACGGGCGTTATTTCGTCGTCTGATCCATGCACTCAAATCACCGTCATCAATGGCAACAGGGTTAGTACAGCTCATAGTAATTTCCATATCTCCTATATCATCCAACGACGGAATATGATTTCTTCTATACGTAAGATCCCTACTATCAAAAGAGGACTGCATAACCAGACAAGTTATACTTTTTCCAGTATACATCAATTCACTAGGCGCCATGATACACGATTGTCCTCTCCCCCACAAGTACTTATCAATATCGTAGTTACCTCTTGCCGTAGAAGATCTCGTATCCAAGCCAGTGCTAGTCATTTTAGTCACCATGAACTGAATAGGCTTAATAAATGCAAGACCATCCCTGACATGATTCTGTAAATGAATCAGTAGCGCACTCGTTCTAGAAGATCTTAACTTAGCCGACAATATGTAATTGTTACAATCAAACTTCTTTGCCTCGAACTCTTCGAAAGCTCGCTTCTTAACTTCACCCTTAATACCTACTACATAACCGAAGCCGTGTATAACTGCATCATTTGTAGCCACAAAATCGGTATGAAATAGCGATGTCGGTTCAACAAAATAATAAGGAGACACAATTCTAGGCTTCAAATGTCTACAAATTGCACTAATAGCTGCAACCGTGTCAACTCTTTGTATAGCTTCGACTAAATCATCACAACTACGGTTTAAGAATAACATTGCTTGTTTATTACTGCTTTTGGTATGGAATAAATCTCCTAGACTTCTACAGTAAATATCGCTAAATTGCGGAAAAGACATGCCGATTCGTAAAGCGTTAGACTTTATTTCATGCACTGTCGCTTCGTTATTGTCCGCAATAGGATCGTCTTCAGGTAGTCCTGTTGATGAAGAAAATATCGTAGGATAGAACTCACCGTCATAGGTTACCAGAGGGTCACACAACGCAACCAAACCTGCGCTACCCAACAATATAGAATCAACCAAGCATACGAATGTATTCTTGTTATTTAGGTTAGGCATTGGCAATCCCGGGTGCAGTGCATCTTTCCAGTTGTATATACCCCCGAAAGGCACTGCATACGAACGACGTCTAAAAACATCCCTCATAAAAGCACCCTCGTCAGTATGTCCAACTAGACTCAACACATGATGCACTCCTCTTGTTATAGCTAAAGCTATGACATTACCAGCACTCAAATCCTCGTATTGATTCAATAACATACTCAATCCCTTGTAACAACCGAGCGCCAAAACTTGATCACTATAGGTGGTTAGCTGCGCAGCATTATTACCGTCAACTTCTACTAAATCAGTGTATACGTGGGCTTCATTAGCATTTGCTGCTGAAACTAACGCACAGAAAGTAGCCTTATAACCTACCGAGTTAACAAGTAGCGGAATAAAAACTCCGTTTTCACTCGCTGAAACGGGCTGCACTTGAGTCATTAGTGACTGTAATCGTAACTGCTGACCATTTAAGATTTCACTAACAGTTAGACTACCCGTCACACTAAACTTAGCCAAGGCTACAGATAACGTAAAAGCTATCGCGCTTAAATCGCAACGATCCCAAGGCATAGTAAAATTAGTCATTTTTCTGAACCTTGCGGTAATTTCTTCAGAAATCAGGCCACTGCAATCTATAACTTGACTTGTTTTAAGTCTACTGTCTCTTATAACATTGAAACAGGCTTTCATCTTGTCAAGTTTAAATCGCGAGCCAACCTCGTAAACTATCCCTTTGTCAGAATAATCATGTCCGTTATTCATAAAAGCGGAAGTACTAAAGTGACTGGCATATCGCCGATAAATGTTATCCTTCATAGGGACAAATTGACCAGTACGATTGACAATGCCCGCCAGAGGAGGTCGTTGCGAGTTCGAAGAGTTAAACGCATCAGATGGAGGCGTTCGTTTAGAAGCTAAAGCTTCATTTTCTTTTTCAGTTTTTCGGTCGATATTCATAATAATTGCTATTTTCGTATCAACGGAGGACCCTCCTCGAACTTAACAACGATCTGTCACAGGACTGGACGATGACATCCTTGTGGGAGCATGCCAGAACCGCACGCTTCACGCCCTCGAGAAGGGGGAAGAGTAAACGGGACATTGACTATCGTACTGATCAGTTAACCCTCGCTATAAAAGATACATGATACTGTCTAATATTTATAAATAGACAACACTTAGTCATTTTACTGCATGTAACTTGCTAGTTCTTAAGAAATACTCACAAACTAACTTTTCGAAATAACGAGAGGTCAGATAGCCTAACTTGCACCGTTGCGTAGTGGCCCTGGTTGAAGAATCGCACCTTGTCCGAACGGTATTTAAATGGTG